CGCAAAACGTTTCCCGGCAGGCAGAGCGGGCAAGCATCAGCTTTCTGCCGACCACCGGATCTGGAAGCCAGGGCCGACTCCGTGACTAAAAATGGAGTGAATAATTATGCCGACTTTCAATTTTGCAACCAAAGCCTCACCGAAAGTAGCTGAGGCTTTTTACAAAGCATCTCTCACTGAGGGCATTTTCTCTCAGGACTATGACTGGACCGGCGTTGCGACCGTGCGGATCTACTCCGTCGATGACCTGCCCCTTCAGGATTACGACTGGGACGCCACGACCGGTTCCCGTTTCGGTAACCTGACCGAGCTGGGCGACACCATCCAGGAACTGACGGTCAACGATGACAAGAGCTTCAACGGCGCGATCGACAAACGGAACAACACTTCCGAACTGATGATTAAGGCCGCGAACAAGGTCCTCGCCCGCCAGACCAGGAACGTCATCATTCCTTATGTTGACAGGTACCGCCTGAACGCGATTGCGACCGGCCACGGTGTGACCGGCTTCGGCACCACGGGCGGCGGCACGATCAAGACCGGTGTTTCCCTCACCAAGGCGAATGCCCTTGAGACCATCTTCACCCACAACTCTGAACTGAACAACCTCCTGGCTCCGGAGAACCGCGTGCTCTTCATCAAGGAGTCCGAAGTTGTCAAAGTCAAGCTGGCCGACCAGATCCTCGGCGCCGGCGCCACCGTTCAGAGCGAAGCCGAACGCATCATCAAGAAGGGCGAACTCGGCACCCTCGACGGTATGCACATCGTGAAGGTTCCCGACAGCTACATGCCGACCGGCGTCGTGTACATGATTGTCACGAAGAACTGCTGCGTGGCCCCGAAGAAGATCGAGACCATGCGCATCATCCAGGACCACCCGGACATCGACGGCCACGTCGTTCAGGGCAGATTCCTGCATGACTGCTTCGTCATCGGCAAGAAGGCCAACGGCATTCTTGTGGCGAAGAGCACGACCTGACCCCATATTGACACACAATAAAGCCCTCGGGAGACCGGGGGCTTTTCCCCTATGAGGAGGAAACAAATGTTTGAAGTAACTGTAAATACCCGGCGTGCGGTCGTCGGGAGCAAAGAGCTGATTACAACCAGCTCTGCCGGTATTCAGGTGCAGTTCACGTTCTCGGAAGACTGGGACGGACTCAGTAGGTTCGCTATCTTCCGGAACGGTGACGAAGGTCAGGAAGTGGCGGTAGCTCTGCCGAACTCCAACCTGACTGTGATTCCGGCACAGAGCTGTTCTGAAGAATATGTAGATGAGCCTGTGTTTGTCGGCGTATACGGCACGGACGGACTTGGTGCAGTAGCGATTCCGACGATCTGGACGAGCCTTGGTGTGCTGAGGCCGGGAGCAGTCACGACGGACATTATCACGCCTGCGGAGCCAACACCGGATATGTGGGCGCAAATCCTCGCGATTGCCAACGAAGCTGCGGCGATTGCGGATGAGTGCGAAGAAAACGAAGAAACCCGCATCGTGGCAGAACAGCAGAGAACGGGCGCGGAGACCGCCCGAGCCAACGCCGAAACACTCCGGGCACAGGCGGAAACCGAGCGGTCCAGAAACGAGACTCAGCGCCAGAGCGCGGAAACTCAGCGGCAGACCGCGGAAGATGCAAGGGCGCAAGCGGAAGCTTTGAGGGCACAGGCGGAAGAACTGCGGCAAGCGAATGAGACAAACCGGGTTTCGGCAGAGAACACCAGGGCCAGCAACGAACGGTCGAGGCAGTCACACGAACTTGAAAGAGACTCCGCCGAGAGCCTTCGCGGCATCCGCGAAATGAAACGGATTGAGGCCGAATGGGACCGACAGAGCGCTGAAACCGCAAGAGCATCGGCAGAGACTTCGAGGGCCAGCGCCGAGTCGTCCCGTGCAACCGCGGAACAGAACAGGGCAAGCGCCGAGACTGCCAGAGCTTCCGCTGAGTCCGCAAGAGCGTCGGCAGAGAGCACGAGAGCCTCCAATGAGCAGGGCAGGGTGAGTGCTGAGACTGACAGAGTGCAGGCCGAGACAGACCGAGCTACCGAGTTTGCAACCTGGGAAAGCACGATTGCTAGCAAGGTCCCGAACACCAGAACCGTCAACGGGAAAGCACTGTCGACGGATATCACACTCGACTCTGGTGATATCGGATTTGACGCCACGGAGACCTATCAGAGCGGCACAGCGGGAGCGGCGCTGAATGATTTGACTCAGCAATTAAGTGGCGTTGAGGATGCTGTCAATGACGAAACGACCGGCCTCGACACCAAAGCTCCTGTGATCTTGGAGACAGCCTCGGGAGCAATCGCCAGCTTTAACGATGGTGCAGACTCGATGCCTATTCGCAAGATTGTTGCAACGATTGAGCCTGTGCAGAGCGGAAGCGGCGATCCGTCACCGGATAACGTGAGGCCGATCAGCGGATGGACTCAGGCGAATATATTCGCAACCGAGAAAAACATGATGGAATGTACTTCGGATAATATGATTGGGACAGGTGTAACTGTTGATAATGGCATACTAACGACCAGTTTTCATACTGTTACCGAAGCTGGAATTGTTTTTCCCGTAAAACCGAACACAAGGTATATCGTAGGGTTTACTAAACTATCTGGCGGGCCGATGTATGTAAGATGTGCAGAATATAGCAAAAAACCGACATCTTATGGTTCGGATCGGATTAGAGAAATAATACACAGTGGGGATATAGTAGAAAGTGATGCCAAAAACACCATTACAACTGGACCTAATGCACAATATGTTTTTTATGGGTTTTATAGATCATATAAGTCAAACGCGCAAAGTGTTGACAAATGGTTTGCAAATCTTGAAAGTGCAGGAAATGCTTACGAACCATACACCGGCGAAACCCTCCCCATCAACTGGCAAGACACTGCTGGCACAGTCTACTGCGGCACGATTACGCTCAATGAGGATGGATCAGCGGATTTGGTTGTAAATACTACATCATCTGTTTTGCCAACTTCAGCTGGTTCGGATTGGTATAGACAAAATATTAACGGAACCTATTATTTTGTCCACTCTCAGAGCAACTTTAAAAATTATAAAGGTTTGCTCGCTTGTTCACATTTTATAGTTGCAGGTAATACGTCCGCCATAGGAAACAATCCAGATAATTCTATCTGTAATGCGTTTGATCGTTATTATCCACTTAATATAAGATGTGATTCCATTACAACAGTAGAAGATTTTGTGTCATTTCTGACAGATAATCAAGTGCAGTATGTATATAAAACTGCGCCACGCACCTACCACTTCGACAATGTGGGCCAGCTCAAATCCTTCCTCGGAGTCAATAACATTTGGTGCGACACCGGAGACATCACGGAGCTTACTTATCCCGCAGACACAAAACTCTTCCTGACCGCAAGAGACGAGGAAATCACCGGCAATATCGCGCCCATCGAAAACGGCACGACAGCAAGAAAAGCCTACGCACAAGGGACGTATTTCTGGCATGACACCAAGTTCTGCAAAGCCTTAACCGCAATCGCAAGCGGAGCAACGTTTACACTTGGCACAAACTATCAGGAAACAACAGTCGCGGCTGAACTTCTCGCCGCACAGAATTAAGGAGGAATAACAAATGAAGTACGCAATTATTAAGGTCATCAACGGATCTTACTCCATCCATGCAGAGGGATTTACCTCTGTCGCAGACGCAAAGACCAATTTCCACGGACTCTGCCAGACCCTCTGGAACGCTCCCGATGTCCTGTCCGCTTACGTCATGATCGCAGACGAACAGCTTGATGCTGTGGAAGGGTACAAGGAGTTTATCCACCATGAGCCGCAGCAGACTCCCGAAGAGGTCACCGAACCGGAAACCTGACGTCACTTAAAGGAGGACCAATGATGACGGTTGAATATTATATTGGTTGTATGTGCCTGTTGACTATTATTGGCCTTATAGTAATCGCCATTACCTGACGCCACTTAATGGCCTAATTAGGTGATTCAGGGACCCAATTATTGACCGGGAACACCGAACATGATAAAATGAAGAAGGGGCGAGACTTAGTAGCCTCGCTCCTCCAACCACGGGATGATGGCCTTTGATAATGCCCACGCTTTGGAACGTTCTTCGTCCTGACAGTATTTGTCTAACCGGGCATAAACGTCAGGCGGCAGAGTACAGGAGAATTTGACGAACTTTTCAGCCTTCTCTTTCTCCGATCCAAAACGGGGGCGGCCTCGCTGAGTTTCTTTCTCAGTCATAGGGCATCACCTCACGGAACATTTTATCACGGATGTCAAGGAGCACGAGATGAAAATAACTTATGATGACGCAGCGTATATTCTTGGCTACAAAGAGGATCACCCAATAAGAAAGCATCTGCTGTCGTGGGAATTAAGACGGTTAAAATCTGGCGGTGCTGAAATCAACGGATATGTCAAGTGGCCTTTTTACATTCTGATCTTCATTCCGTATATCATTGCCAGCACGGTTTACAACATCTGGGATGTAGGATTGAGGCACGGTGAATATATTCTCGACCGGAATGTATACTGTGAAAGAGGTGCGAGATTCGACTATGTGTGTGACAGGATCAGAGACAGATTCCCTGATTTTGACTCAGAAAACGCTTAGTCACTTAAATTGGTTTTCTGGCATGGACTGAAAATGCCCGTAAATACTGGGGTTTTCGGGCCTCGAATTTTGACAGGCCTATTTTAGTGACAACCCTATCTCGTGAAAATCACATGAAATCACGAGATAGACAAAAGATAACAGGAGGGATGCCGATATGCTACTTGTACGGATCATGATTTACATTGCCGTCGTATCGGCAGTCATCATCTTTTTCATGGGAGCATCGGGAGGTGATTCACCTTGATTACCAGAGAAGAGCTTGAAGAATTTATCGAGGGATGTATATGAGTTACCATCAGACAATCTACAATTTACTCCGGGGATACGGCCTTTCTGAAGCCGGTGCGCTTGGAATGATTGGCAACTGGGAATGTGAGTCAGGCTGTGAACCGTATCGTGTGCAGGGAGACTATCAGGCTAGCAGAGCAATCAGCAAGGCGTATGTTAATGGCATCGAAAGCGGAGCATCTGACAGATACCGGTTTTCCAATGATCAAAAAGGGTTTGGACTTGCCCAATGGACGTACTATTCCCGTAAAGATATGCTCTGGGAAGTATGGAAGCATAGCGGGAAAAGGATAGACGATGTGGGGCTTCAGGTTGACTTTGCCATGCGAGAGCTTCAGGGGGAATACTCCGGCCTGCTGTCATTTCTCAAGACCACAGAAGCTATCTGGGATGCAACAGATCGTATCTGCCGGGAGTACGAGCGTCCCGCTGTCAACAATGTTCAGGCGCGGTATGAGGCGGCTCTGAGGATCAGAGCGGAGCTTGACCTCAGCGGGCAGCCAACTGTGGGTCAAGTAAAACCGGAACCCGAGTCAACTACAGAAGAACAAAAACTTGAGACTTGGCCTCCTCGCGTGATTGACGAGCATTGTTCCGGCTGGGCTGAGGTCTGGCTTCTGCAATCGCTTCTCAAGTGCCGTGGTTACAACGTTTTGGTGGACGGCATCTGGGGGCAGGTGCTGACGGACAAGGTCAGGCAGTTCCAGAGGGAGAACGGTCTTGACGCGGACGGAGTAGTCGGCCCGATGAGCTGGGCTAAGATAATGGAGGTGTGACCCCAATGCAGAATCTGACACCGGCGCAGGCAACCGTTATTGCCTCGATCATCTCAGGGCTTGTGGCAGTCATTGTCTGCCTGGTTAATAATCGGGCGGTGGCAAGCAAGCAGAAAATCGCGGATGCGAAACGGGACGCGAAGCTTGAAATGTGGATGCAGACCGTGGACCGGAAGCTGGACACACACAATGGTTACGCAGAGCGATTCGAGGAAATCAGTACAGATATAGCGGAGATCAAGACCGCAATCCAATTTCTGAAGGAGAAATAATATGGACAAGAAAGTATTCATCGTCGTAACGAAAGAAGCGGCCTACAACATGGTGGCGGAATCTGTCGAAGAGGTTAAAAAGGAATTTGACGGCGTGTGCAAAATCTTTCAGGAGGCAGAATAATGACTATTGACTGGAAACGGAAACTCACAAGCAGAAAGTTCTGGCTGGCTGTGATCGGGCTTGTCAGCGGCCTGCTGATGGTGTTCAAGGTTGACGGGGAGACGGTGGAGACCATCTCCGGCGTAATTATGTCGGCGGCTTCCGTCATCGCGTACATCATCGGGGAAGGGATGGCGGACGCAGCGGCAGTAGAGGCGCAGAAGCCGGAGGAATAAACCATGGCATTTGTCGGACAAGTAAGAGCCGGGGACGTTACCGGACGAATCGGGTCAAGCCTGTACGGCGTCTGTGCCACGGCAGCGAATGTTGCGGCAAAAGAAGCCGCTATCGAAGGGCTTGACACCCTGATCCCCGGCCTGACGATTCACGTCAAGTTTACGAACTCCAACCGCACGAACCCGGCGACGGAACCGCCTACCCTGACGATTCCGACGATTGACAATGTGGCTCGAAGAATCTACAGACACGGTACGGTTCCGCCGGGCATGACAGACAGGGAGTCGTGGTACGCAGGTACGGTCGTGGCGCTGACCTACGATGGTACGGCGTGGGAAATGAACGACTGGCAGAGCGATACGCTTTATGACCTTGCTACGCAGTCCGCAGCGGGGCTGATGTCGGCAACGGACAAAACGGTGGTTGACAACCGGACAACCTCGTTGACGTTCCAGAATGTGCCAACCTCTACGTGGGAGTCGGACACGGTGACGTATCCGAGCTATCCGTACAAGGCGACACTTTCCTGCCCGGGAGTCACTGCCAATCACTTTGCGCAGGTCTGCTTCAACCCGGAGCACGTCCTGAACTATGTCATGGCCCCGGTATGCCAGACGGGCGCGGATACGGTGACGGTCTGGGCAATGATCGACCCGGGCGCGAGCATCACGGTCCCGACGGTGTTCGCGGTTCTGCCGGACAGGTGAGGTGACACATGGCATATCAGACGACAGGCTCCATCACGGGGATGGACGTATTTCAGGCAGCGATCACGATTATGGACGAGCTGTCTGACGAGGGAAAGTACAAGTACGAGGACACGGAAGAATACCGCAATCGGACACTCTCGATTCTGAACGTACTTCAGAATGAGCTGTATCCCTTCAGCGATACCTATGGACTCAATCAGGAGTGGCGCAGCAAGCGCAGGCCGGTGGCAAGCAGGCTGGAAGACCTGTACAGTGAGATCGACCTCGACGACTACTGCGCGGGGACGGTACTTCCGTATGGACTGGCGGCCCACCTGCTTCTCAACGAAGACCCGGCTACGGCGAACTACTGCCAGCAGCGGTATGATGAACTCAAGGCCTCACTCATGCGCGGGATGCCGTCGGGGAGCGAGGATATCACGGACGTCTACGGCGGGATTGACGTCAGCCCGTACAACGAATTCAGCCGCTGGGCATAAGGGGGCGTGACGGATGGCAAGGCCGAAAGGCAGCAGGAACCGGCCGAAAGACGGAGCGCCGGACCGGCCGTACCGCACACCGGAAGAGCTGCAGGCAAAGATGCAGGAGTTCTTCGATATAAGGGAAGGCGGGGACGCCTTCCCGTCCGAAGCCGGAATGAGAATCTTCCTGGGCCTGGGGCACAAGAGCTGGAACAGCTATGTCGAAGACCCGGCCTATGAGCTGGTCTTCGACTGGGCGCAGGACATGCGGGAGGACTGGGCGTCACGGAAACTCGCGGAGAACCCGAGAAGCGCACAGGCGTATCTGAACATCCTGAAGCAGCCGAGCAATGGCGGCTGGATCGACCGGAAGACGGACAAGGAAGACAAGGTCATCGAGATCCGGGCGGCAGGCGTCGGAGGACCGGAGGCGTTTAAGCAATGAGCCGGGGCGTGAACAAGATCGGGACGGACCAGACGGCGAGCGGACAGACAGAATCAAAAATCAAGGGCCTGAAGGTCTGGGACCCCGGGGTGGCGAACCCGAAGCAGCAGGAATTCTACATGGCCAAAGAGCTGTATGTTGGATTCGGCGGCGCCAAGGCCGGCGGCAAGACGCACGCGGTGCGAATCAAGGCCTTCGGCGCGGCGCTGATGAATCCGGGCATCCGGATCATCATCTTCCGAAAGACGTATCCGGCGCTGGAAGAAAACCATATCAGGCCGCTCAAGAGCATGGCAGTGAAGACCGGAGCCGCCACCTACAACGGGACGACCAAAATGCTGAGCTTTGTCAACGGCAGCACCATCCGATTCGGACACTGGGCCGGGGCGGACAGCGAGGACGAATACAACGGTCAGGAATACGACCTCGTGTTTCTGGACGAGGCAACACAGTTCTCGGAGCGGGCGTTCAACCTGCTGGCCGGTATGCTCCGCGGCGCTTCCCCGTACCACAAGCAGATGTTCATCACCTGCAACCCGGGCGGCGTGGGGCACAACTGGGTCAAGAGACTATTCATCGACCGGGACTATGAGACCGGGCACGAAAACCCCGAAGAGGACGAGCACCCGGAGGACTACCGGTTTATCTGGGCAAAGGTCGAGGACAACGTGCAGATGCTCAAGCACTCGCCGAAGTATCTGGAAACGCTGTCAAAACTCCCGGAGGATGTTCGTCACGCCTACCGCTACGGCGACTGGGACGCGCTGGGCGGCGGGTACTTCAAGGAATTCAAGAAACCGACGCATGTGCGGAAGGCCTTCCGGATCCCGGCACACTGGAAACGGTATCGGGCATTTGACTACGGCCTGGACATGTTCGCGTGCGTGTGGTTCGCGGTGGACACGGACGGCAGAGCCTGGGCATACCGGGAAGTGGAGAAGAAGGGCCTGATTATTCAGGACGCGGCGGCACTCTGCCTGCAGAACAGCCCGGCGTTTGAGAAGATCGAAATCACCTATGCACCGTGGGACATGTGGAGCCGGACCAAAGAGAGCGGAAAGACGATGGCGGAGCAGTTCCTGCAGAACGGGCTTGTCATCGTACAGAGTCCGAGGGACAGGGTGCAGGGGCACATGGCAATGAAAAGCATGATGGCCCCGCTGCCGCTCAAGGACCCGTTTGTGAGAAGCCTGTTTCCGGATGGGCAGGTCCCCGCCACGATGCCGGGGCTGATGTTCTTCTCGGACCTCACAAAAGTCATCAAGGACATTGAGGAAATTCAGGCGGACGAGAAGAACCCGAACGACTGCGCCAAGGACCCGCACGAGATCACCCACACGGTGGACGCGGTCCGAGGCTTCTGCGTCAGCAGGATCATTCCGACGGAAGCGCCGGAGGTCAAGAAAAAGCGGAGCTTCGAGGACCTGATCGACCAGAAGGAAGAAAACTACGAGACATTCATGTGCGGCGGGGAGCCGGGACCGGATTATCTCGGAGCCGCATAATGCAGGAGGGAAAGCATGACGGAACTGATTATTCTCACGGTGGCTGTTCTGGCGTTCTGCGGGGCTTCTGCGGCGATCACAATCAGAGCCGATAAAAGAGCCGCAAAGGCGGAAGAAACCGCACAGCGGGCGTTAAACACGGCCGAGAAAACAATTATCGAGGCAAAAGACAAAATGCGCGTGCTGGAAGGGGCGCTCGGCGGCGCGAACATCCATTTTCAGGAACTCAGGAAAGAGAACGCGGCGCTGCGGGACGAGCTTGGGAAGATCCGGGAACTGATCCCGGAGGACGTCAAAGAAGAGCGGACGCGGCGGAACGTGCTGATGAGTCAGCTCAATGACGAGCTGGAAACGAGGATCAGGGCGGAGCAGGAGTGGAACGCGATGGTGTCAAGCGTGCTCGGCTATGACCTCAACAAAGCCAGAGCCGCAGGAGTGAAGAACAATGACGAGTAAAAAAGAACTTGGACTTTTCAGCGGGAAGGACAAGCCGGACGTGCAGTGGGGCTGGCGGTACTACACGGAAAGCGTGAGCTACAACACGAGGCTGAACCTGCAGGATACGGTCCGGGCAAACGAGAATTTCTATGTCGGGAAACAGTGGGAAGGCATTCAGGCAAACGGTCTTCCGACGCCGCAGTTCAACTTCCTGAAGCGGACCGTGGGGCACACGGTGGCGTCAATCCTGTCGGACGACGTGAGAATCACGGCAACGCCGCTGGAAGCCGCGCCGAACGAGAAAGAGCTGATCGACCCGGTCCGGATCGTGAACGAGGAGTTTTCCAGACTGCTGGAACAGGTGAAGTTTTCACGGCTTCAGAAGATCTTCGTGCGGGACGCGGCGGTCCGGGGGGACGGCTGCATGTATACCTGGTGGGACGAGGACGCCCCGGCGGGCAAGGACCAGAAGGGCAGAATCCGAACGGAGATCGTCAAAAACACCCGCGTCTTTTTCGGCAATCCCGCGGACGCCCAGGTGCAGACCCAGCCGTGGATCATGATTGAGAAGCGGGACATGGTGCGGGCGGCCAGAAAGCGGGCGGCGGAGAACGACGCGAAAGACTGGCAGCAGATCATGCCGGACGAGATGGAGGACACGGACGCGGTGGATTCGGTCAAGCGGACGGACGACAAGGTGACGTGCGTGACGCTGATGTGGAAAGACGACGAGAAGGGCGAAGTATGGGCCTGCGAGTTTACGCAGAACGTCATGATCCGGAAGCCGTACAACACGAATCTGAGGCTGTACCCGCTGGTGTGGCTGAGCTGGGACTATGTGGACGAGAGCTATCACGGGCAGGCAATGCTGACGGGACTGCTGCCGAACCAGATTTTCGTCAACAAGATCTGGGCCATGTCAGCGCTCAACATGTACCGGAGCGCCTTCGGGAAATACGTCTATGACAAGACGAAGATCTCACACATCGACAACCGCGTCGGCGCGGCAATCCCGGTGGTCGGGAACGTGGACGGCGCCATCAAGGCCATCGACCCGCCCGCCATCCATCCGCAGGTCTTCCAGTACATCACGGCGGCTATCGACACCACGCAGGAAACCCTGGGCGCGACGGAAGCCTCGCTCGGCGAAGGAAAGGCCTACAACACGTCGGCGGTTCTGGCCCTGCAGAAGGCATCAAGCACGCCGCACGTCGTGACGCAGCAGAACGCCTATGACCAGGACGAGGACCAGGGCAGGATCTGGCTGGAATTCATGACGGTGTACTACGGCAAACGCACGGTAGACATGGCCATGACGGATGAGATGCGGGCAATGTTCGAGCAGGCAAACCAGCTGGCGGAGATGGCGGGACAGCCGCCCATGGAGATCCCGGACACGGTCCCGGTCGACTTTGACTTCGGAAGCCTGCGGGACCACGAGATGAACATCCGGATCGACGCGGGCGCGAGCAGCTACTTCAGCGAGATCGCGAGCATGGACACCCTGTCAAACCTTCTGGACCGGGGCGTCATCAACGGCGTGCAGTTCCTCGAGAGAGTGCCGGACGGGCATATCCCGAGGCGGCTTGAGCTGGTTGCGGAACTCAAGGAGCAGATGAAGCAGCAGGAAGAGATGCAGCAGATGATGCTGCAGCAGCAGATGATGCAGGCGCAGGCGGGACCGCCGGCAGAGGGCGGCGCCCCGGGAGGACCTCCGGGCGGGGAAGCAGCTCCCGGCGGCGGACAGAGCGGCGCGGTGGAAACCAGCGCAACGGAAGAGAGACGGACGACCGGATTCAAGGAACTCGGCGAAGCGCTGAGACGAGTTGAGAGGGGACCGGGATGGCGACAGTCAGCGGCGTAACAAACGAAAAGATTTTCAGCCTCAAGAAGTGGGGCGGGCTGAACGAGGCCCCGGACGGCGATACCCGGCTAAAACTCGGCGAGGCCTCGAAGATGGTCAACTGGAAGATTACAAGAGACGGGAACCTGAAGCGCAGGCCGGGGACGGACTTCGTGGCGGGACTCTGCCCGGAATACAGCCTGAGCATCAGCGGCGACATAGCGGAGCTTCGGCAGGTGACGGCAGACGATACCTTTGACGTGTACCACGACGCGTCCGCTTCCACCCTTCCCGGGAAGGTCACGCTGATCGGAACGGGCGCTGCCATTGTAGACGGAACTATGATCGCCGATACCGCGAGCATCAGCCGAGGCGTTCTGACATATGGGACCGAAGCCACAGCCTCCATTGAGAACGGAACACTGAGCGTTGAGAACGCACACAGCAGGATTACTCTTGCAGAGCTGCGGGCAGCGCTGCAAGCGCTGGAACCGGGGCAATATCTTTATATCTGGCACGACGAGCTTGCATATGCGCTCAACGAAAACTCCCTGTACACAGTAAGCGGCACAACCTGGCTCGGCGGGTATCCTGTAACGTCAGTAGCAACCAACACCGCCTCTGTGCGCGGACTCTGGAACGGCCTTGTGCAGGGGAAGGAAATGCTTCTCGCCGCCTGCAACGGCTGGGTGTGGAGCCTGTACGACGAGGACCAGGATGTGATGACAAGAATCCCGCTCAGGGAAATCGACACGAGCGGGCGGGTGACGTTCTTCCCCTTCGGCGGGAACGTCTACGTCCTTGACGGGAGCAATTACTACGTCTATGACGGGACGCTCATGTCCCCGGTAGCCGGGTATATCCCGCTGGTAGCCATCACAATCGGGCCGGTGGTCAGCGGGACGGACGACGCTTCCAGCGGGGAAACGACAGGCGAATACATCAACCTTCTGACCCCGTACCGGCGGGCCTGGCTTTCTCCGGACGGAGAGGGCGTGACCTTCCCTCTGCCTGAGCAGGGGATCACATGGAACAGCCAGTGTTATGTGAAAGATCTCGGGACCGGGGAAGAAATCGAACGGACGAGCTATACCGTGGATACGGTGAAAGGGCAGGTGACATTCGGAACGGTTCCCGCCCGAAGCGTGAACAGCTATGAAGTCTGCTACATGGTAGAGACGGAAGCAGACTACCGGGCGCAGGTGACGGGGATGCGATACGCGGAACTGTTCTCCGGCCCGACGGACAACATGGTGTTTCTCTACGGTGACGGGACGAACCGGGCACTGTATTCCGGCATGGACTACGACGGGATGCCGAGGGCAGACTATTTCCCCGACCAATATTCGGTAGACGTTGGAGACAGCAATACCCCGATTACGTCGATGATCCGCCACTACGGGGACCTTGTTTGCTACAAGACAGACTCGACCTGGGCCATCACGCAAAACAGCATGGAGCTGGCAAGCGGGAACGACACGGTGGCCATCTACTGTACCCCGGTCAACAGGGACAAGGGCAATGTCGCGCCGGGGCAGGTCCGCCTGGTGGACAACAACCCGGTGACCTGCTCGGAGCGGGAACTGTACCAGTGGGTCAATTCCAGCTACTACACGTCCAACCTGAGCCGGGACGAGCGGCAGGCACGGCGAATCTCCGACCGCATCCAGAGCAGCATCAAAGAGATTGATCTCACAAAGTGCTGTATGTGGGATGATAACGACGGGCAGGAGTGGTATCTGAGCGAGAACAAGGTCACGATCGTCTGGAACTACGTTACGGATACCTGGTACCGATATGAGGGAATCGACGCAGTGTGTATGTGCAACTTCCACGGGGAAGTGATTTACGGCACGAGCGACGGTCTGGTCGCGCGGCTTACCTATGACTCCAAGGGCGACATGGGTTATCCGATCAAAGCAGAATGGGAATCCGGCGCCATCGACTTCGGCGCCGCCAATATGCGGAAGTATTCCTCCTCCATGTGGGTGGGTCTCAAACCGGATGACGGCACCAGCGTGGACGTGTGCGTCATGACAGACCGAAAGGACACGTTCAAGGAAAAGGTCGTGGCGTCAGAGAAAGCCAAAGTCAGCGGTCAGCCTTTTATGGTCAAGACCAAGCTCAAGGCCAAGAAGTTTGTGTTCTACCGCCTTCTGCTTTCGGTGGACGAAAAACAACCCGCCGTAACGGTAACGGATATCGAATTCCGGGTGAGACAGACCGGTTACGCCAAATGAGGTAACGAAGAATGACAGGAAAAGCAAACGCAGGCGGGGTGCTCGGCCTTTTGAACGTAACCTGCGCCATCGAGACGACAGTTACCCTGACAAAGCCAGGCTATGCCGTGACATTCACAAAGACGGGAACGAATCTCTCCTTCAAGCTCCCGATGGCGGGAGACTGGACGATGACGTCGGTGCAGAACGGCCTGACGCAGACAAGAACCGTCACGTTGACGGCAGGCGTACCACTGACGGTGGAGCCGATCACGGATATCATGCTGTACAACAGAGGCGTTTACGCAACCGGATTTGCCAGCGGCTGGTCCAGCGGCGAGGGCAGCGGCAGCGTATCAAAAACCGGCGGACCTTACATGAAGCCAAGGGGCTATGCGAAGTCCACGGGCAGCGTGAACCTGAGCGAGTTCGAGACGGTCCAGTTCGAGTATTCCAGCTCGTTCAACCTTGGATATTACGCAAACGGAGACTTTGGCTTTGAAGTTGTCCGGGCAGGGACCGACACAGTACTCGCAAGCTGGACCGCCCCACGTCGAACCTATGGCAATGATCCGCTTACCACGCAGACGATTGACGTCAGCTCTATCAACGAAGCGGTCAACTTCCGAATCTGGGCAGACGGATATTCCGGCGGCGGCGAACAGGCAGGCGGCACGTGCAGCATGACGCTATACAGCGTCAAGGTCATTTCGACGAACTAAGTGAGGTGAACAACATGGCATCTTTGGAAGAAACCTTTGCCCAGCGGCAGAATGAGTCAGCAAGCCAAATCAACAACCTGTACGACAACCAGAACAAGGCGCAGGCGGCAGGGCTGAAAGCTGAATATGACAAGAATATGTCCAACGCTCAGGCGGCTGCGGATCAGATCAAACCGCAGTACCAGACGCAGGCGAACACCCTCGCGGGGCAGTATGAGAAGCAGAGACGAAACGCGAATCTGGGCGCGATGGTGAGCGGTCTCGGCAACGGCACGGGCCAGCAACAGCAGAACGCCATGCGCAACGCGTTTATGCAGAACTACGGGGCGCTCAGAGGCCAGGAAGCAGGGGCGGTGACGGAGGCCAACCAGAAGATGGCAGACCTCACAACAGCCTACAACAACGCGCTTGTCCAGGCGCAGGCCGAAAACAACGCCAAGCGGGACCAGGACCTTGTCAAGGCCTACAACACGAACCGCGACTGGTACGAGACGCAGGCGCAGAACATGGCGCAGAACTACGGCCAGTTCGGGAGCATGAAGGATATCTACGGCGAAGCGCAGGCAAACCAGATGCGGAACGTCTGGATCGCGCAGAATCCGGAACTCGCCTTCCGCAGCGGCATGATTTCGCAGGCAGAGTACATGAACCTGACGAATAAGGTTCCGACGATGGGTTACCAGTCCATCTATGGCTGAGGTGGAGAAATATGGCTGAAGAAAAGAAAGAGAGCATCGCGCTTGAAACGCCGACCCCGACCATTACAGCCTCGGATATGCGGACAACCGGCGCGGACGCGAACCAGTTTAAGCAGGCCTTCGAGGCAAGGCAGCAGGCGGCACAGAACAACATCAACACCACGCTGGGCAAGTCCTTCGACACGCAGAAACAGGGGCTTGCCGATGCATACCAGAAAAACGTTGCGGCACAGAATCAAGCGACGGCGGCAGGACAGGGACAGTTCCAGACTGCCCAGCAGGACCTTACGACGCAGGCGAGCCGGACACAGGGCGGAATGGACAGCTATGCGGATGTACGAAACCTCAACCGACAGCCGGGGTCACAGCAGGCTCTGTCTCTCGGCCTCGGGGCTTCCACGGCGGCGGGGCGGCTGGCCCAGCAACAGCAGATGGCCATGCAGGAGAGCGCACGGCAGAAGGCACTGCTGAGCACGGACTACAACAACCGGGTTCAGCAGGCGATCGCCACCCATGACTATCAGAAGGCGGCGGCACTGCTGGACGACTACAACAGCCAGAATGACTGGCTGGACAAGAACGCGGAGGCAATGGCGGCCTTCGGGAACTTCACCGGATACGAACAGCTCTACGGCCCGGATCAGGCGAGAGCGATGCAGTGGTTCTGGATCGGCAGCAACCCGGAACTTGCTTACAATACCGGTGTGATCGACGCGAAGAAGTATCAGAAAATGACCGGTAGAGCCGCGCCCGGAGCGTCCGGAGGCGGCGGTGGCGGCAGCGGCGACTGGTGGGACGCTTACGCACACGGCGGAGTCTATGACAGCTACACAGCCAACCTCGGCGGCGGAGGCGGAGGCGGCGGCAGGAACGGCAGCGGCTGGGGCTGATGATGACAACGGAGGCACAGAATGAGAACGAAAGATGATGCGGTAAAACAGGACACGCAGGCGGC